ATCGAGCAGTTAATGTATGATCAATTCGATATTAAGAAAGTGCTGCTTATTGCCCCTAAGAAAGTAGCTGAATCAACATGGGTACAAGAGGCTAACAAATGGAATGAAACAAGCTGTTTGAAGATAGCATCTGTACTAGGTCCTGAAAAGGACCGCATCAAAGCCCTTCAAAGCGATTCTGATATCTATGTGATGAATCGGGAGAACGTGCAATGGCTGTATGAGTACTACTTTAATAAGCCAAAACAACCTTTTCCGTTTGATATGTTAGTGATTGATGAAAGTTCATCCTTTAAGAATCCGCAGGCTAAACGATTTAGGGCTATGCGTAAAATGAGACCTCTCTTTAAACGAGTTGTCATTTTAACTGGTACACCAGCACCGAATACATTAATGGATGTGTGGGCGCAGATGTACCTATTGGACGGCGGTGAACGATTAGGTAAGACTTTGACTGAGTATCGCACCAGGTATTTTACGCCAGATAAAACAAATGGGCATATCGTGTATAGCTACCGATTACTGCCCGGCGGCGATACTGCGATATTCCATAAGATGCAAGATATCTGTATGAGTTTAAAAGCTAAAGACTACCTAACATTGCCAGAACGTATCGAGAATGTAATCACGGTAGAAATGAATCCCAAAGAATGGGCGCTTTACAAAGAAATGGAACGCGATCACGTTCTAAGCTTAGTTGATGATGACGATGTAAGTGCACTCAATGCAGCATCCTTGGCCGGCAAATTATTACAACTGGCTAACGGGGCCATCTATACTGATGAAGGTGAAACAATTGTCGTCCACAATGAAAAAGTTGAGCGATTAAAAGAATTAGTAGATACCAACGAAGGAAAACCAATGTTAGTATTCTACAACTTCAAGCATGACCTGCAGGCGATTAAGGAAGCCTTCCCTAAAGCAGTAGAGTTAAAAACTGATGACGATGTAGCCGAGTGGAATAAAGGCAATATCCAAATGTTATTAGCCCATCCTGCATCGGCGGGGTACGGCTTAAATCTCCAAGCAGGGGGAAATATCATAGTATGGTATGGACTAACTTGGAGCCTAGAACAATATCAGCAGGCTAACGCGAGACTTCATAGACAAGGACAAACACAACCAGTGATTATCCATCATCTAGTCACCAAAGGAACTATGGACGAGCAAGTCATGAAAGCGCTAGAGCGTAAAGAAGTAGGGCAAGATGCACTACTCGAAGCTATCAAATATCGTAAAGAATTGTATAAGGAGTAGAACTATGCAAAGAAAATGTAGCAGATGTGGCGAGAAATATACCTTAGTTAAGGACGAAAAGTATTGTCCTAATTGTATGGAGGTTATGACACCCCCTATGCTGAAAGTAAAACAGGACCTTAAAACTACAGAGTGTGAAGACTGTGGTATTAAATTCTCGGTACCCGCAAGCAGACCTGGGCGCCCGCCAAAATATTGTCCAGAATGTGCAGCTAAACACGCCAAAAAGTCTAAAGTAGAAAAGCTTAAGAAGGTGAGCCATGACTTACAAAAAGAAGAAGTGGCCAAACAGGAAATTATAGCTACGATTACTAAACATATGGAAGCTAAGCCAGCTACAAACAAGGCGACAATTAAGGAGGAAAAGATAGTGACACCGGCTAAGGTATCTAATATCGAACACGATGTTGTTAATCACCCTTCACATTACACACGTGGTAATATCGAAGTAATCGATTTCATCGAAGATCAACAATTACCATATCATTTAGGAAATGTAGTGAAGTACATAGCGCGTGCTGGGTTCAAAGGTGATAAAGTAGAAGACCTAAAAAAAGCACAATGGTATCTCAATCGGTATATCCGTACACTTGAAAAAGGAGTTAGTAATTAATGGTAGTGCAAATAAGGGGACTTGTGAATGACTGATAAAGAGTACATGCTTCAGATATTACGAATTGATGATAGGATTGAATCCATCAATCGTGATATTGAAGCACAAATAGAACGTAGATCGGATACTCTGTCAGCTACCGATTATAGCAAGGACAGAATATCCGGAGGCAGTTGTAGCGATTTATCAAATATCGTGGCAGGTATTGAGCAATGTGTCGAACAGCAACGAAAAGAAATAGAAAGACTCAAAAATATTAAGTCCGAAGTTCGTTGGGTGATTAGTCAGGTAAGGCCAAATGAGCTGGCTGTTCTCTTGACAGAGCGATATGTACAAGGCCGAAGTTGGAAAGAATTGGCGCAAATTTTGTACTACAGTGAAGCACGAGTACGAGGGGAGCTACACGACAGGGCCTTGGCAGAAGTAGGGCAGATAAGGACCAGATTGAAAAAGCGTGAACAGTACAAAACGATACAAAACAGTACATCGACATGTGGTATACTGTAAGTGTGAAAGTTGGGAAACTTCACAGGAAATGAACAAGAAAAGGACGCCAGTTATGTTTGGCGTCCTTTTACGTTATGCAGATTTAATCAATATCATCATAGGGGAGGGCCTACTTGTTAGGCAAACAAGATACTTTCATAATATTTCTGGGCTGTAAAAAATCGCGACGTTTCATAAATGTTATCCTCACATAAGAACACACTTAATCTACACAACCAACAATAAAACCTATGTACTTAACTATAACAACTTCCCTATGGTGATATTGATTAAGCCTACAAATAGAATCTGACTGCCAATAGAAAGGAGAGAATAGTATGACAGATATTACTTGCCATATTAAAGATTGTTTACATAACAAACGTAATAAGTGTACTGCTAATGCTATTGTCCTTGGCAGTACAGGTAATTGTAAAGCCAAAGCCTTTGCTAAAGATATGATGAAACATTCACGTAAACAGCACCGGCGAGGAGGCATGTATGGGGGCTAGTACCTCAGACATACCCGGGGTCATTAAGGTACTCCAAACAAAAAATATTTTGCGTGGGTCATCCGAACCCCGCGGAATAGCTAGTTAGTTATTTTTCCGAACTGCTGTTCGGCTTCAAAATCGGTCAACTTTTGAAAGGAGGCGGGACTGTGACGAACGTAACAATCGTTGACGAATTAGTATCATCTAAAATTGTGGCAAAAGTACTCGGAATCAGCTCTCGACGTGTTCAGCAGTTGACCGAGGACGGTATATTCGAAAAGGAAAAACGAGGACAGTACAATATTGCGAAAACAGTACAAGCATTTATTGCGTATAAAACCGGAGAAAGTAAACTCGAAAAGAAAGCACGTGAAGGCGGGTATGATGCGGAACGAACTTTGTTAACTAGAACAAAACGGATGATTGAAGAAAACAAACTGAAGATCATGAACGGAGAATTGCACCGCTCGAACACAGTTAAAGCCGTAATGAATCGAATGTTGAATAACTTTAAAAGTAAGCTCCAGGCGTTACCATTAAAAGCAGCGCCTAAAGTGCTAGGGGAGACAAATTTGTTAGTCATTCAAGATGCACTTCTTGATGAAGTGAATGAGTGCTTAACGGAATTGTCTGAATATGACCCTAACATGTTCCACGATGAATCTGATGACATCATTGTGGATGACGATGAGGCGGGTGAAGGTGATTGAAACACACATGCAACCTGTTTAAAGGATTGGCCAGTGTATTAAAGCCGCCGCCAAAGTTTACTGCGTCGGAATGGGCCAACGCTAATGTGGTGCTTTCCACAGAGGATAGCGCTGAACCAGGGAAGTATTCCACCGATAGGGCGCCTTATCAAAAGGAAATGCTTGATGCGGTGAGTGACCCTGATGTTGAAAAAATAGTATATATGACCGGCTCGCAAATTGGTAAGACCCAGCTCATTAAAAATGTGTTGGGTTATTTTATTGATTACTTTCCATCACCAATTATGTTCATGCAGCCAACAAAAGATATAGCCAAGGAGTTTTCAAAAACTCGTATTGCTCCCTTTATTCGTGACACAAAAGTATTGAACGATAAAATGGCCGATGTAAAATCTCGGGACAGTGGCAATACGGTATTGAATAAGACCTTTCCTGGCGGTTACCTGACATTAGTCGGTGCGAACGCTCCAGCAGATTTGGCGTCCAGGCCAATTCGTGTATTACTAGCGGACGAAATTGACCGATATCCAGCATCAGCAGGCACGGAAGGCGACCCTTTGAGCCTAGCAGAAAAGCGTACTAATACGTTCTACAATCGAAAGCACGTGTACGCATCTACGCCATTGGCCAAAGGTACCAGCCGGATAGAGAAATTGTATCTAGGCGGTACGCAAGAGGTGTGGCATATTAAGTGCCCTGCTTGTGGTGAATATGTATATCCGTCATGGGATAAATTCCACGCAGACGAGGACACGGGCAAGTACTACTTGGCTTGTGATCATTGCGGAACACTATCCGAAGAGTTCGAGTGGAAGAAACTGTATCGAGAGGGCAAATGGATTGCGGAAGCGCCGGAGAATTTAAAGAAGTACAATTGCCGAAGCTTTCACATGAATGCGTTCGGCTCGCCTTGGGCATCCTGGGGGAAACTTCAAGATAAATACGAAGAGGCGACTAAACTCGGGACGGCTGGCGTTAAGACATTCTTTAATACAGAAATGGGTATTCCTTACGAAGAGGATACAGAAACGCTGCAATCGGAAGAACTTTACGAACGCAGGGAGGACTACGGAGCTGAGCTACCAGACGGAGTACTACTCTTAACCTGTGGCGTCGATACGCAGGACGACCGCTTAGAGTGTGAAATTGTAGGCTGGGGGAAAGATTATGAGAGCTGGGGTATACAATACTTCAGATTATATGGGGACCCCGCTTACGACGCCGTATGGAAAGAATTGGACGATATTATTTTAAACCGGACATGGTCTTATGCCGATGGCAGAAAAAGGGGCGTATCCGTTACGTGTATTGACTCTGGCGGTAGTAAGACCCAATCGGTATATAAGTACTGCTCAACTAGATGGCATAAGCGCGTTTACCCTATTAAGGGCGTAGGCGGTGCAGGTAAAGACCTGATTGACGGCTTGCCTACAAAGTTGAAGAAGTACAAAACTAAATTATTTAAGCTTGGCGTAGATACGGGCAAGGAACAAATTTATAGCGATTTGAACCAAGAAAAAGGCCAGCCGAGGTATTGCCACTTTCCAAAAGACCATGAAAAAGGGTATGGGAAGAAATACTTCGAGGGCCTATTAGCAGAAATGAAAGTGTCTAAATTAGTTAATGGCCATTTCAAAGAGCAATGGGTACTGCGACCAGGGCGTAAAAGAAATGAACCATTCGATATTAGAAACTATAATCAAGCCGCTATCGCTATTATGAATCCGAATTTCGATGCATTAGAGGCTCGGAATAGTAAGGAAGAGTATACGCCGTATCAGAATACGGCGCGAGTAGTGAAAGCGGGCGATGCACCAAAGAAACGGGCGAGACGACGTGTTAGAGGCGGAGGGATACGATTATGACAATCCTACAAAGGATTATGGAGGAACTAAATATTCGTGAAATACACGAAATACCTACAGCTCTAACAAAGACGTTGCTTGATTCAAACAAATGTTCGGCATTTTTAAAGGCGATACAGCCTTACTATTCGTATGAAGCGTTACTTGCTGAATTCGAAGAACATAGTGCAGATAGAAAAAACTATATGCAAGATTACACGCCACAATGCGTGCTAGATATAATCGGCGGTATTACCTCCGGCGGTGATGTTCGCGATGTATGTGCTGGGATAGGCGGATTATCTTTAGCTAAATTTAAGTCGGATAATACCGTGACCCTAAGGCTCGAAGAGTATTCAAAGAATGCGATAGCGTTTATGTTACTCAATCTACTAATAGCTAATATAGATGCGGAAGTAGTAGAGAAGAACGTTCTTACTGGTGAAGAGCTTGCGTACTATAAAGTAAAATCTGCGGTATCTGGCTTTGGCCAAGTATCTAAAGTAGATATGCTAGAGAGTAAAAAATATGATACCGTGATTAGCAATCCGCCGTATAGTCAATCTTGGAATCCACAAATGGATGAACGCTTTGAGGACTATAAATTAGCCCCAAAGAGTAAAGCTGATTTTGCCTTTATACTTGATGGGCTTTATTCGTTAAACGAGTCCGGCACTGCTGCATTTATATTGCCACATGGCGTATTATTCAGAGGGCAAGCAGAAGGCGATATACGACGTAAGCTGATTGAGGATAATTTACTTGATGCGGTCATTGGGTTGCCTTCTAATCTGTTTACAAATACAAGTATACCTGTATGTATATTGGTATTTAAGAAAAATCGCGCTAACAAAGACGTTTTATTTATCGATGCGCAAAAAGATTTTGTTAAGAACAAAAATAAAAACATAATGACTGCCGAACAGGTGGAAAAAGTAATTAAAGTGTACAAGGACAGGGCAGATATAGAGCGATATTCTAGTAACATTAGCATGTCTACTATTTTAGACAATGACTATAATCTGAATATTCCACGCTACATTGACAGCTTTGAGCCTGAAGAAATACCAGATGCGGTACAGCTTGCTAAGGACTTAAACGAAATTAATCGAGAAAGCCGTATTTTGGGCTTAGAAATTGCGGAGATGTTAAAGCAATTAGTTTGTACAGATCCTGACGCGCAGAAAGAGCATGATGAATTTGTAAAAGAATTTACAGAGTTTTTGGTATCGTCTGATAGCGCGTGTACAGTCGAGGAGCAAGAAGCTGTGATAAAAAAAATAGAAGATGTTAAGAAGTATCTACTTCAAAAGATGTTTGTGTAATGTTAAAAAATTACAAGAAATTTAAAATTACGGAAGTTGCTGATATACTGGGACGGCCTAAGAAGAATCAAATGTATCCGGAAGGTTGTATTTGCTTGCAAGTATCGGCAAGTAAAGGGGAATTGGTGTATTTAGATACCGCGCAACAGGTTGATGCTAAATATGTGGTGATTCAACCACGAAACGTAATCCCTTATTATTTATTTTTAATGATAGAAAAGGCAATGCCTGAATTTCTATATAAATATAGGCAAGGTCTAAATATATCAGCTCATGACATCAAACATATGGAGATATTGTGCCACACGGATGTGGAAACACAGGCTTTAATAAGCATGATGTTCCAATCTATGCATGGCACAAGTCTAAGCGCTCAACATGGGCGCTTTTTTAATGCGTGAAAGGAGGTGAAAGGATGGCAGAATGGACAATATATGAGGCGAAAGAGCATTTACAGGCGTGGCTAGAGGCGGATTTAGCATTGGCAACGGGCAAAGAGTAC